GGAGGAGAGGGCATCCGCCCTCAGGGGAAGAAGCTGCTTACCGAGCAGCCTCTAGAACGGCGCAAAGCCGTTCGCGAGCAGACGTGTGTTCCAAATTCACGTCTGCCGGGCATGAATCCCAATTGGGAGCCACACCCGTCCTGGTTTGGTATCTTACTTCGCGTTGCCGCAAAGATATCATACCACGTTCTATACTGCCGTTTAAGAACGCGATCAGCAAGCCATGGGGATTGTAATCCCTGTGACGAGCGTAGCGCGGATAAGATGCAATACCGGATTCACCAATGCGGATCACGCGCTCACGTGGAACCCAGCGCCTATATAGGACGCTTTGAAGTTCCTTGTGTTTGCGTAAACCCTTGATTAGACGGTACGGCACCCTAATACCAGCATCATCATTTTCCCAGAGGGGTACCGGAAGGTACTCAACTGAGTTAATAAGCCTTTTGGTAGTGCGAGGGAGTATTAATCCCTGGCGAACCTGCCATAGGTTTAGCTGGTTAATGACGGCATAACGAGCCTGAGTTGTCTTGAGCGTCTTTACGTAGACACCTCTGACAGGCTGACCTAGATGGAAGTCAGCCCCACAAGACTCGCGGAATGGTCCCTCAAGGAAGGACTTAGTGGCATTGACCGTAAACCCAAGGAGCGTTAATAAGCGAACGACACCACGCGCGACATACTTGCCGCAAATGATATCATCGCCGTTCACGCCCCAGGATCCACGTTCGGCCGGGTATTCAAAAACCCGGTGACATGCCTCAACGACACAGCAGAACAACATGGTTTGCAACGGAAATGTATAGCCGTTGCCCATCGTGGACACCATGTTCAACTGCACCTTGCTCCCATTTGGGAGAGTTGTCTCCTTGCACCGAAGTAGCTTGAGCCACGCAACGAAGTCGCGCGGAACAAGTTTCTCCAGCATTCGGAGTCCAATCGAATCGGACGCCTTCGACAGGTCTATCGTAACCAATCCATCTTCTGGAGGGTTACGGTTTACCTTAAAATCGAGGGAACCGATCCGAGCAAGATCACGATTGCGAGCTTGCTGATCAGCTAGGTCAATCCCGAAAAAGGATTTTAACCTATCTACCAGTAAGTCACCTACACCAAGCTGATAAAACATATTCAGCGACGGTTCGGTGCATATCGTACGTGAAATGTCGACATTCTTCGGAACACAGGAAAGCCTGTTACCTGCAACTATTCGAGCTTCTCCATAGCGCTGTACCCTATGCAACTCTGCATTGGCCCAGGTGCCGGATTGGCTTACGTAGTTCGCATAAGCGAGATAGAGGCCCTCTGAAGTACAAGTAAGGGGTGAGCTGAAGAGCTTCGTATAGAAGTCCTCTCCTTCGGCCCCAATACTAGACCCTGGCCCCATCCTTGCGCGATCAAGAATCGCTTCAAAGGTGGAGAAGAGTGGGAACCGGTTTCCCGGTTCAACAAACTGATGAACGAGTTGGCAAAACTCGCCCACCAGCAGTTCGTCTAGTGTAGACTCCAACTTCAGTGTCCAATTACCTACCGCACCATTGGTGTGTAGGAAATCCTCAATCGCAGCAGCATCCGCTGCATCAGCAGGAATATCCTCGAATTTCTTCAAGAATGATTTAGCCAACGCGGCGGCAGCGTACCTTGATCTAGACATAAAGGGACTTGGTACCGGGTCGAAACCCGGTACCGCATCCACAAGGTCCTCCTGCAGGTCTAGAAAGAGCGTCTCAGGATCGACTGGAACCATGAGTATTCTCCTAGGAAATGTTAGCGACTCAGTCAGACTCTAACGAAACGGCGGTGGTGCCATTTAACACCACTTCTGGCCGTCTCGAAGTCCTCGATGGTTACATTAACATAGTGAATGACTGTTGTCGTCTTGCCGTTAAGGGTGATTTCATCACCCCGGTGGGACGTATGACAGCCAAACCCATGTTCTAGTGCCATCACATTCAGGAAGCGTACTGCTCCCTGGGCGTCTTCGAACTCGTCCAAGCTCACCCCCTCAGGATTATCTTCAGATTGAAGATATGATCCAAGAGAGAGAGTAAACTGGTCAAGTTCGTAGGGGTACAGTTGTTTGCTAATGAGCAACCAATGGTGTACCACACTACCAACACTACTAACCAAAAGGTAATAACTAGCTTCAGCATAGGCACGGCCAGGCTTGACTTTGATACGGTGAGTAACCGGCTCAAAGAAAGTCTTGACGGGCCACTTGCTGTCGATAGCGTTCGCTTCGAGGTTCGTTTGTTGATCATACGGAAGTTCTAACTGGACCATAAAAGACTCCTAATTAAGGAAGTAAAAACGGTTCGAGGTTAGAGAACCCCCGTAACCAAGGTGTCGCCAATACCGGCTGAAGCTTCGTTAAGCTGGCCGATTAACAGACTGAGTGCCGCGCGAATGTTCGCACTGTCCGCTGAGTCGCCCCCTGCAGGGATGGAGATCTTCATCTCCATTTGCATGGTTTGCGCACTCTGACCGACAAGGGGAAGAACACCCTTCCGGACACGAAACGTGTAAACGTTACGCTGCACATTGCCTAGATAACCCGTCGACGGATTTGGAGTACCCGGTGTCTTGAAAGACGCTGGTCGCTCCATAGTTACCGTAAACGGGTCACTGGCCGAATGGACTCGCACTCCTGTCTGGGTTCCCGTCAACGCCGTTACGGCGTATTGGGTACTATAGGCATTAGGTGCTTTGTCCGCAACCAGAGTATACCCTGGCGTGGTGAAGCCTGTTTGCAGGCCTCCAGTGACCGAGAGATCGGAAACGAACGTCATATAGACTCCAAAAGTAGCCCTAAGAAGCGTTAGAAAGTCCCTTTTCTCAAAAGGGTCAACCTTAAACGCTCGGGCTTGGTTGTTACACCTCTAGTCAGCGCCAACTGCACACCAAGTGCAGCCAGGTTAATCCATTTTCGGGAGCTTTCACCAGGAATCTCAAACCTCAAAGGAGGCAAGAGGGACCCGATGTAGGCATTCCTACTAATGGAACGCGTATTAGAGGAAAAATAGCCAGGCTTCAACGACTGACTCACTGTATTAGCGGGGTCTAGCGGGGTACGCATTCTGAAGTTTTTAACTTCATATACGTCTTCCACTATATTCCACTTCATCACCCAAGAAGGGTGAGCTGAACAGTTTGCCAGTCCGGTAAGACAATCACCAATATTGGTGAAATAGTCTACGACAAAACTCCAGGGCACTAGTTCCCATAAAGTGGGAACAAAATTGGCTAGATTAAGGCCAATCTTTGTCATCACGCTTTTACGTGTAGACGGCTCCAGAAGGTAACACGCCAGGTACTTCACGGTAGAGGTGTGAGTCCGCATCCCGCGGGCTTCCACCACACACGGCGAACTGTTAGAGATGATAGACGCCCAATCACTGTCTTCCTTAGCCTGATGATCCGACCCCGCGACCTTGATGGTTTTAACATCACGGTTTCGAGTATCGGTAATCAATTCAGCGAGGATTTCAGCGCCGGCATCTAAATCATTCACTAACGGCTGCCAACCGAAAGTATACTCCAGGTATGTTCCCGTCACCATTCGATGCATATCGCGTGCTCTCCTAAGCTTTCGGCCACGTTTGTAAACGTCCCTAAGATAATTGGAGAACCCGCGACGCAGCGCTTCGGCTGGATGTCGTATTTGACGGATAGTCTGAGCAAGTTCGCCAACGAACACACCCCCTTGAAAGGTGGTGAGAAGTTCATTGGTTTTCTTGGCCAGTTTAGTCAAAGCCTTCGAGTCCGCGTTAGAGAGAGAGGAGACCGAGACGGCAGGGCCCGATAGAATGGGCATCCCATCAATAGTATAAACAGCAGGAATTTCACCAGGAAGCATGATGGTCTTTTTCAAGACCCCACGCGCATGCAGAGATCGGAACTTGTACTTCCTGTCACTAACCGTAAGGTTAGAGCCAGCGTACTCGCCCCGTTTAATCTTCTGCCGGTAGTTCCAAACGGGACCACCCTTGGTTAATTCCGTCGAGAAGACGCCATTGTAAAATGTCGTCTGTTTCGTCAGCACACCCGTATGACTCGTTTGAGTCAGGGTTGCTTGACTACTGACTTGCTGATTTACTATGGTCACTTTATATCTCACAACACGGTTATTGATGGCTGTACACCTAAAGGTAAACAGCAGTAGAGGGACGAAAGTCCAACCTTCACACAGAGGCGTGTCTAGCCTGTGAGGCTACGTATCCTTTATCAGGATGTCGAGAGTTTCAC